GGTTCAAAAATACTTTCAAAATAATCAATAGACAAAATGGTAGTAATATTATCACCAAGTCTAGCTACACCACCACCTTCAATACCTCTAATGGTAAGATCCCTTATTATTGCGTTCTTAATATATGACATTAGGCTATTGGGGTATCTGTAAGAATAACTATAGTATCAGTTTTACGTGTATGGCTATGTAGTCCATTACTGTTACCAGTATCTGAAGCACTAGCTATATTAAATGAACTAGAATTAGGTTTAATACTACCACTCATCCAACTGGGTCTAGGAACCGCTATATTTTGTTGCATCATATAATTATAAATGTTTTCTAAAGCTTTCTTACCTACGAATCTACGAAGTAATGACCAAGAAACACGGCCTTTTATAAGAAGATTTGAAAGAGTAAGTAAATCAGCAGCAACTGCATCTCCAGGAAAAACAACTGCACCAGCAAATGCAGCCCAATCTAATATCGCCCACCAATCAATACCCTTATCAACCTTCTCTAATTCTTGGATATCTAATCCGTTCTCTATTGCCATAAAGAGTTCCCAATTAAAAGCAGGTTGATTATTTCTATTCCAATTATCTTTACCAATATAATCCTTACTCAACACATCTGCAAGGTCTGGATATAAACCTGGAGTTATAGGTATATCCCATATACTAGTACCACTTCGTTCTTCATTAGTTTGTGTGTCACCCTTAGCTAATTCCTTTTCAATAACACTTCCATCTTTATTATAAATCTCTTCTAAGCCTCCAACCCAATCTGGAGCAGTACTACTTATCTCTTCATTAGTCGGTTGTGTAGAAGTATCAGGTACTATTTGCGTATCAGTCTGTGTTTGGGTATCAGGTACTCTTACTCTTATATCCTCTTTGACATCTTCTTTAACATCTACTCTAACATCATCAGTTACCCTAACAGGATCTTCCTGTGGAGTAGGAGGTTTAGTCCTTCTTACTCTAGGAGGACGAATAAATGGTTGAATTGGTTTTTTCTTAATACCTTCAGATAGAGGAAAAGCCACAAATCCAAAAGCAACAGTACCACCAAGTATAGCACTAGACCTACCAGGCATACCAGGAATAATTCCAATAGATCTTCTTAATCTTCTCTTTAAATTGGTAATTTTCTCAATATCCCTTTCCAATAATCTATTCTTTCTTTCCAATACCCTTACAATTTGTTTAGTACTCCAAGCGGTTTCCATGAGTCTAACTTTTATTGCACCCAATTCTTCAGGTGATGTTTCTGAGGGTCTATCCTGATCTACAGGTCTCAGATCTGTAATAGGATTAAAATTAGACATGATGGGTTACAAATGGTTCGTATGGAGACATTCTACGCTCTGGTGAAAGTGTAATCACCTCATTACCATCGGCTATAGATGAACCACCTTTGTTAGGATTAACAAGTTTTTCGGCAGTTCTCATATCAATAACAGTAAAACTACCTTCATCATCACCTACTGGTATTGTAATAGATGAATTTGAGTTAATAATAGATGATATTTGACTATTAAAACTTGATGAACTACTTGCGGGACTAGAACTAAAAATACTAGATTTATTATTCAATGCAAACGATGAACTTCCATTTTTAAATATATTAGATACTGTATTTCCTCTTGAAGTAACTTCATTACCAACAATACCATCAGTAACTTTATTATTAAGAGGAATAACTAATTCTGTACCATGTAATGTTACATTATATCCACTATCAGGGCCAGTAAAAACACCACCAGCTTCACCCTCTTTTTTCTTCTTATCATTACCAGTCAACCAGTCAATACCCTTTTCCCTAACTGTAGCTATAAATTCTGTTATAGCAAAAGCAGTAGTTATTGCAGCCATCTGGCCGAGAGTTCTCTTAAGTTTAGTACCAAATTTTGCTCCAGGAACTTTTTTCCTATCATCAACCTTATCTCTCCTTCTTCCAGCTCTTCGTTGCGCTCTTGCTTTATCTTTATCTGCAATAGCTTGTTGTAAATCTGCAATAACTTCTTGTCTGTAATTAGATTCTATAACAGAACTAGCAAGCATTGCACCATGTATTGCCTCAATATTCTTGTTTATCTTCTCTATCTCTTTTACAATATCAGCAAAACTTGAAACAACTATTGCACTAGAATCTATATCTGGAACTTGAGTAGATGGCAGTAAAAGACCTCCTGCAATATTACCCATAACTTCCACTGGTGAGAGTGGAATTTCAACATCTGGTGCATCATCATTGACATGTTGATCACTATCTTTTCCTAAAAACGCAAGTGCTGCTTCTTTTCTCTCTGCGTTTTCTTTCTCAAGTTTTTCGTTTTTCTCTTTATTAGCTTTTATTAAATTATCAAAATAACCCTTGCCTAGCCAACCAGCAAGTCCTGTAAGTAGTCCAAAAGATGCTATTCCTAATACCATTATCCTATCCCCTGTTCTTGTTGTCGTTTCATTTTCTCAGATTCGAGATAGTTCCTTAACAAGTTCACGTAAATATCCCGTTCATAGGGAATCATATTCTCAAGTTCAGTCAAGCTGTATTTATGATACTGCATCAATGAAAAAGTTAATTCATAGTATGACTCAGCACTTAAATGAGCCATACTTAGCCGAAAAAACTTGCCAGTCCCTCCAGAGTGACAGTCGATTTAACTTTAGTCTCAGGATTTTCCACTTCAATGTCATGTGATAATTTAGGCATAGTCTCAAAGAACTTCTGAATCTCTTTAAATTGAAATGAATTTAATTGTTCTAGAAAACCTACAAGTTCCTTTTGTGTAGAATCCTTTGCTTCCCAAGCTTCATCTTTACTGAATACCATTTCAATACAAGATGCAACTAAAGAGAATGTATTATCACTCTCTTGTTCAAAATTGAAATTCTCATCAACAAATTGATCCAAAGATGGATACTTAAGTCTCATTGTATAAGTATCATCTATTTTTATATCCGTAGTATGATCCTTATCCGTCTTTACTTCGACCTCATCAATATAAATTTGAGTATTAACCTTTGTTTTCCCATCATCGGGACAAGTTATAAGAAGATCAATACTTTCTCCAATAGATCTTGCACGGATATTCAAAAATAGATATTCAATATCAAAGGTAGGCAATTGATCTATCTTGATACCTCTTGTAAGAATACAATTCTTAAGAACATCCTTTATAGCCATGGTAATTTCTTTCATACCACCATTTTCTATCGCAAGGATTAGAATTTTTTCTTCTTTAACAAGGAAAGGTCTGTATTTAACTTTCTTCTTATTGGATGGTAGTGTTAGTTCAAAACTAGGAGTAACAATTTTTGGTAACGGCATAATAATTTAATCAGTACCTTATTTAGGAACTAGGAAACATATTATTTACATCGTCTTGAGTCCACTTCCATGGCTGCCAAGGTATATTACTTCCATCTTCTCTTCCAATATTATCAAGCCAAGTAAAAGGATTCCACCACTTCCTCTCCTTCTCCTGTTCACTAGTACCAGTATTATCCTTAGTACCTCTGGAACTACTAGAACTACTAAAACTACTTGTACTTGATGGTCTAGCACTTTTTCTTCTACCTAATCCATAATCAAACGAATCGGAACTTCCATATCTACCAAATCTTTCTCCTACCGTAGTTACATCATATACAAAATATCTTGTATATCTAAAAGTAACATTCAATTTAAGAACACTTCCACCTTCATAATTGACTGGTGTAGATGCAACAGAGAATGGCCATGCTTCATTAAAATGATACATTAATACCACACCATTACCAGGTTTACTCAAAGAATAATCTTTATTAAACTTCACTATAGCCATATCACATTTATATTTCTTTGGATAATTAAGTGTCATCACTTGATTGGATGTTGTTGCAGAATGTGTACCATATAATGGATTTACCAATCCCATCCAAGATTCAAAGAATCTCATTACTTTATAATTTCTATCTACCATAAAGGTAAATGTCACATCATCATATAATCTACTAAAAGGTACTCTTTCTGTAATACCTTGTCTATCACCTGCAATTTCTATATCCGCAAAGGATGAACCTGGCAATACAGCATCAGAACAATATAATCCTAAATCCTCATCAACAAATCTAGCATCCAATCCAATTTGAGAGGCTGCATTATAAATATCCCCATTGGGTTTAAAATAAACTTGATACTTATTATCAATAGCTACAGTTTGAAACCTAGACTTGATATCATCTATAGCATATTTTTTTGGCATTCTTGGTCTGGACATAAATCTAAATAGATATCAGCTAGTTAATCAGCTTTATTTATGAGCTATAGTGGAAAGTATAGACCTAAGAATCCTACCAAGTATAAAGGTGATCCCAAAAATGTCATTTATAGGTCATTATGGGAACGTAAATTCATGATGTACTGTGATACAAATAATAAAATTTTAGAATGGGGAAGTGAAGAATTTGCAATACCCTATAGAGATCCTATTAGTGGCAGGAGGAGACGTTATTTTCCAGACTTCTATATTAAATACATTGATGCATCTAATAAGACCCGTAGAATGGTAGTGGAAGTAAAACCTGCAAAACAATGTAAAGAACCTATAGCAAATCCACCCAAAAAAACAAAAACTTGGATGAATGAGGTTTATACATGGGGTGTGAATCAAGCTAAATGGGAAGCTGCAAAGAACTTCTGTGATGATAGATTATGGGAATTTAAAATATTCACAGAAAAAGAACTAGGCATTAAATGACTATTGCATCAGAAATAATACAAAAAGCAGGTAAAAGAAACCGTAGTCGTGATTGGTATCGTGACCAA